AGAGCTTGCCCAGGCTGCAAGGCAGAAACGGCACGGATGACAGAATCAAGATCACCCATCTGTGCGTTCGGTTGTCCACGGTCCTGCATCATCCTGTCGAACATGCTTGCCATGTCGCCGCCACCGGATTGGCCGCCGCCACCTTGCGAAGACTGACCAGACGAACGAGAGCCACCACCAGATCCGCCAGACGGACCACCTTGGCGGGAGTAGTTCGCGCCCATCAGACGGTTCGCAAAATCCATCAAGCCAGGGTTGATGTTGTTGCGGAAGTTGTCGATATCACCCGCGATGTTCTGGTACGAAGTCCGTTGCAGTTGGTTGAACGGGTTTTGCTCGTAATACCCCTGCAGCCGCTGCCCGGTCTGTAGGTTTTGCCGCATCCAAGGCTGGGCAGGTCCCCAAGGGTCGCGGGATTGGGTTTGTGTTTGCTGGTCGTCGCCGCCAATCATGCCACCGACGACTGCGCCCGCTACGGGACCGAGAATTGCTGCTGGCATTTAAAGCTCCTTGTCTGCAGTTACACAACGAATCCGATAATCAGGGCGGCGTCTTGCACATCCTGGCCTGCCGGAAAAATATGACTTCACACACCCGACAGATTTTGCCCAGGCGTTGGCTTCATCAATCAAATCTGGCTCGTAAACGCCAGCGCTGAATTTTAAATCTATACCAAGCCCGTGTTTCGTCCTTACAACTACTGAAATCATCCAGTAATCGTTAAGCCGCCACAACTGGGCTTTGTCTTCCTTGCACATAGCGATCCAGTCTTCGACATTCTGATCGTCAGAATATTCAAAGGCTGGACGAAGAGCCTCTAACGCCTCATCCGGGATGGTTTTTGGCGTGTAGTGCATCAGAGGTACGAACCGAGATCTTGATTGCCGTAGGAGTTACCAGTGCCCCAGCCCCCATTATCGGAGTTGCTGCCCCACCAGTTACCAATACGACCGCCCAACTGAGCCCCGCCAAGAGCCCCGCCGATTACGTTGCCAGGAGTGGTGCTGGTTCCTGTGGATGTGCCGTAGCCCTGGCCCAAGGAGTTAGCTCCTTGAGAGAAGCGGTTCCAGTTGTTCCAGGCGTTATCGTTGATCTGGGTCCCGGTAGCCAAACCAATCTGATTGTTGTTCATCAGACGGTCCTGCAGACTCAAGCCAAACTGAGCACCTTGCATCTGCCAGCCGAGGTTGTCATTGTTGATATTCCGGTCAAGGTTGGAATATCCCAGGCCCAGATTCCCCCAGCCTAGTTCATTGTTCCGCAGGCCCAAGTCATAGGATCGGTCCGCGTTGTAACCGCTGGAATACAGGTTAGCCAGAGCAGCCCCAATTCCTTGGTTCAGGTCGTTTGCCGAGTTAGCCTCGATCACACCTTGACGCGAACCACCGTACCCACCTGCCAATTGCGCACCGGATGCCAACTGAGGCTGGACATTCCTGCGCCAGTTGTCCGTCATCGTCCCGGTCAGGGCGTTGGCTTGCTGCTGTAGATATGGGTTAGACCCCATGCCAGTAGAGGAACTGCCGGAACCACCACCGTAGGAGCTACCTGAACCACCGCTTGAACCGTATGGTTGTGGATAGACACCGCCAGTTTGTGGACGGCCACCTGCGCCGCCTTGAGCGCCTCCTGCGCCAACACCACCGGTTCCTGGCGTGCCAGGAGTGGGCTGGCCTGGGCGACCGTTCAGGTAGCCAGCAGTCCCGGCCCCGAATGGGGTGTTTGCATAGGCGAGAACGTTGTTCGCCCCACCTACGACACCGTTTGGCGTCCAGCGGTTGTTTTGCAGGTACGATGAAATGTTCTGCGTCTTGTTGTTCGCACCAATACTAGCGGCCCCGCCGTAGTAGTTCATGTACGCAAGGGTTGGATCGTGCCCGAAGCCCTCGTTTGCAAGCAATTCGTCCTTGTGCTCCCGGTAGTAGGCCGCAGCCTCGGGGCTCATGTTGTCAAAATTGGACTTGATCAGCGTCGAGCCATCGGTAGCGAACTGGGAATTACCCCCTGCCTGGATGCGGCGCCAGTCTTCCTCATACTGAGGGTTTGAGGCGAAGAACTGGCGTTGCGCTTCTGGGGACTGATCCAGCATCAGAACCGAGTTGCGCAGCCAGTCGGGGACTCGATATGGCCCGCTTGCCGCACCTCCAGAGCTTGCGCCACCACCTCCAGCAGCAGCCCCGCCGCCGTTGTAATCAGAGCCTGTGTAGACCTCTGGGCGGGTCGAACCAGTCCCGACGTTGGTGGCTGCAGCTCCTTGACCACCGTAAGTGTCGCCAAAAAGACCTCCGAACATGCCGCCGAATTCACTCCCGGGGCCTTGTGGAGCAGCTGCAGGAGGGGGCGCAGCACCTGCGGGCGTGTACCCCATGGTATTCGCTGGCATGTCGCCTTGAATGGTCTCACCGAATGCGTTAATCCATGCCATATGTCACCCCAGTTTGTTCCAAGTGTTGCTGTGATATCCGTAATACCCGACGCCTGCGCCTGGGTTCCAGTTCGTGCCATCTGCCATAACGATCATTCCGTCAAACCGCTTTGCTGGCTCCACAGAAAGCGGAGTAAGCGCATGGGATTCATCGGCCTCATTCTTCGCTCGTGCAATACGGTTCAATTCCTGAGACAAGAATGCAGGCAGGTCTTTGGGGTCAAGCGGTGGAATGCCTGGGTTATAAATAGACATTAGAAACTCCCGGCTCCGACTACATCGAGGTCAATCGCCCTCAACCTCCAAGGACGAGAGCAAGCGATCTTCATTGCCAAATACCGCCCTTGTGCGAACCCATCGACCTTGAAATCAGTCCCGACAATGAATGTCATTGGAGAGCCCCAAACAGTCTGAGAATCAGGGATCATTGACGCACCAAAGGTTACCGTTACTTCAGCTCCCGCTGGCGCGTCGATACGCATTTGCAAGCCTTTGAGCAGTTTAACCATTTGCGCGTCATCAAGCCATAGCCCAGTGCGCTCTAATTCACCGGGGAGCGGAGTAGAACCGTCGTCAGTGTTGGATACATCAAAGTTCAGTACCTTGTTATCCCCCAACAGCAAAAGCCTTGATTCATTGGGCGAATATTCGTCCTCGTTCCATGCGGAAGAGTCCGATTCCCATGAATCAGTATCAGAATCCCAGCTTAACCCGGCGAAGTTATCAACCTGACCGACTGCTCCAAACCTCATTTGGTCCAGGTCTCGCTTGCCCCATGTGGCCGTTTTCCAATTCCAGACTAGGGCTTGCGTGCAATTCTCATCACCCGGCGTAGGAATGCAAATCAGCGCCTCATCGTTTTGAGGATTGGCAACTACAAACGCTCGCTTGTAATTTGTTGAGTCGATGTTGTCGAATATGTATTTTCTCACCCATCCATCTGCGACAGATTTAACACTCTGTCCGTTGAACAGGACAACATCCCCAGCCGTCAGCACAACATGGCCTTGCGGAGTGCTCGCCCCACACCCACGGAAAAGCATTCCAGACTCTGTCGGTAGCCGTTGAATCTGGAAAATGAACGGCTGGCCTACAAACCGCACCGAATACATGGAGCGTTGTTTGTAGACAATAAGCGACTCGCCCCACTGCATGGCATCAACCAGCAAATCAGGGGTTTCTGCAATATCCACTTCACCAGCGTCTAGCTTCGGGTCTGTGTGGTCCCATGACGTCGGGAGTGACCCAGGTACAGCCGCAGTGCTCCACTTCATCATGTGCGGGTTTCGTCCATCTGCCTTACCAATATCCTTTGTGACGTCAAACGCGATAAGGTATTGCTTGAATGGCACCATGAATGCACAGCGCCAAAGACTACTCCACCCCTGCAGTGGACGAAGCCGCATAACGCCTGCTTGTAGGTATTGCGGTACGTCGATGCCATTGTTCATGACCAACAAACCGCCAAGGACGCCGCCCGACCAGCGGTCATCACGAGCGCCTGTGTAATTGACAGCAGCAGCTCCCAACACCACAAGCCCACCGACACTGGTAGCATTTGTCACCGGGTCCGTCGCCAAGGCATAAGTGAAAGTCGTTGCCCCAGTAACCGTTATGCTTGCCGACGACACATTGTATGCGGCAGGGATATTGTTGTAGGTGAAAATCGTTGTGCCGGTTACCAAGCCATGCGCTGCGGTTGTTGTCACAGTTGCGACCGTCGCGCTTGTACGAACAATCGACGTCATCGCGATTTCCGTCTGTCGCGTAATCTCCGCCCACCCAGCCCCGCTGTTTGAGTAAGCCTTGCTATTGCCAGCGGTTATCCAGTATCTGTTGTCAACGGTCTGGTATGGAGCAATATAGTGTGGGGTGTGCGTCGTGGCGTCAAATATGCGCTTCATCCCATTAAAACGCTGCGCATATCCATCGCGGAAACGCATGTTCCGGCATGCGCTCCACATCCCCGTTTGGAGTTCCTCTGGCGTCAAATCTAGATTAACGCCTTTGCCGCAATCAGGGATTTTGATGATCATAGAATCCTGCCAACCTTACGAAGTTGCGCCTTTAATCACCGAAAAAGTGACTACAACAGCGTCCGAGAGACTGCCCGCAGTGTTGTTTTGGACATCAATATCAAAACTCCCATTAGATATCTGGGAAACCCAACACCGGTATTGCCCAGAACCTGGGAATCGAATTGCAACGACAACAATATCCATTGCAGAAACTACAGAATTAGAAACAAGAAATCTAGCAACCGCACCACCAGCCAAAGCTGCAGCGTTCATTGTCACTTGCCCGCATGGTTTATTGAGGGTTACGCTGGTGAGCTTGCTTGTTAGCTGCGTCACGGCCCCGCCAGAGCCAGCGCCATATCCAAGCCCACCACCGCCTATTGACCGTATGTTTCTATTGGTGTCAATCTGCAGCGCGTCGGTACCGTCAATAGAAAAACATAGCGGTAGGGTCGTGCCTGTACCAAGCTTCCCAGAATTCACACCTGCGCGGCTAGCGAACTGGTTGGAAAACAGCGAAGTAGACGAGCAGTTATCGGGGTCTATCCCTCCGAACGCCTCGTAATATGCACCGATACCACCGGCTGCGGATGGGATGACACCGAGAGATGCTTGCCCAGACGATCCGGAGTTTGTGAACAGGAACCGGTCTGCCCTGGTGAAACTTTCAAGGTCCGCAGACATACGGCGCCCTGCGCCTGAGAATGTGAGGTTTCCAGTAATGGATTTGCTGGTCGTGAACGTGTCGCCCCAAGATGCCGTAGTCCCATCTGTGCTGAGGATCTTCCCGGCGTTGCCGGTCTGGGCTGGCAGGGCAGAGGCGAATGCAGTAGCGGCTACAAATGCCGTGCTAGCGACCTTGCTGCTGCTGTCGCCTACTGTGGCTGTCGGGACCAGTACAGACGTTGCCCCGGAGAAATTGTGCGTTCCGGTATAGGTGTCGCCAGCCTTTGCCGCCTTGGTCGATGTGAGCGTGTTCAGTTGGGTCTGTACTGCAGACGTCACCCCCACCATGTAATTTAGCTCGGTGTGGCTTGCGGTCATGGCCGCAGTGCCGAAGTTGGGGAACTGGGCCTTCAGAACTGACTTAACTAGTCGCAGATGATTGTCGCCTTCTGATTTGGGATCAGATGCAGTTGGCAGAGTAGTGTCAAACTGACTGATATAGCTTGCTGTTTCGACTGTCATCCCAATCCCCTTATTTTCATGCGCAGCGGTGAACCACTCATAGCTGCGGCTTTTTCCTGTGAATGCAGAGCCCCGACAGAGCTTGCGTAGTTCGCAGCCTCGCGGACCCCTAGGGCGTCATCACGCGACCACCTTCCCACCTCTACCAATAGGGAAGAAATGTAGATATTCGGGGCGTTTGCCATAAGCCAGTTTTCGTCAGCGTCATCCACTGGGGTCGCAAACTTAGCGTGGTATGTCAGGTCAACCGGGAATCCTTGATCCTCAGAGAGAACCATGGTCGTCCCATCCCAGGTGTACGCCCAGCGCTCGCGGGGCATTTGTTCCAGCGGGCGGTAGTACAGCGGGGTTTCTGGGCTGTCTTCTGGGGTGACCTTGATAGCCTCCAGGAACTCAGCAGGGCGCGTGCCATTTGCCAGGGTGGCAAACTGGCGCATTGCGGCCACGCGCACCTTGGGCGCGTTGGATTCGCCGTTGTAGATGCGCTGCTCTGCCAGGCCGAGAAACGATGGCATCATGGCCGTCAGGTCTGTACGGTGGCTGTAAGCCGCGACAGCAGCTTTGATGGCACCCCAGTTCATTTGACAAACGCCTCATACGCAAGAAACGCAGGGTTCTCGCGGAAAAACTCTTTCATTACGCGCTCACGCTCGGCGTCGTCTTGAATCATGTTGATTTTTTGGTGTACCCAAGGTGGAATAACGCCCACCTCTTTGCCTTCGCCCCACTTCTTGCCCTCATTGCGGGCGCGCATTTCAGCGACACGCTGCAGGTATGGCTCGGCGTCGTAGGTCTTCTGCACGACGACCTGATCACCTTCAAAATGGATCTGCGTTCTGACCCCGGTGTATGGATCAACGCCTTCATCAATCCTGAAATTTCCAAAACTCATAAGGCCCTCCGAAAAGAAGGCCCCGAAGGGCCTCCCGGATTGATTAACCGCCGGTCAGGTCGGCGATCTTGAAGCAAGCCTTTTCGGCTTCCAGGCGCAGGGTCGCATCAACCAAGCACTGTTCGCGGATGCTGTCGCCGGTCTTGGCCAGTGGCGAAGACTGGTAGGGCCGCAGGTAAGCAATCTTGATTTCCGACGTATCCAGGCCGAACACGTTGGTGCCACCGGCCATCATGTAGTGAGGTACATGTGTCATCGCGCCGAAGTCGGACACGTAGACGTCTGCACCGCCGATGATTGCGCCCTGGTTCTCGCCCTTGACCTCATAGCGGTTCTGGGCAATGCCGGTGAAGCCGGATGCCACAACCTTGTGAGCTGGCGACATGTAGACGGCCTTAGGCACCTTGCCTGCGCTGATGTACGTTGCCTGGGCGGCAGCGTCGTACAGCGTCTTGGTGAAGGCGCGGCCAGTTCCAGCAGTGGGGGCCACGGTAGCGAAACCGGAGGTGTGAGCCACAGTCGAGCCACCGGCACCATGATTGGCGTTGGTGAAGATCAACGGACCCAGACCGGCGGCCTTTGCTGCGGCAGCACCGGAACCCAGCACGGCGACGTTGTTGGAGACGACCATCTTCTCCATGTCGCGCATCAGCTCTTTGTACATCTTGGCCTTGTTGTAGGCCAGAGCCGACTTCATGCCTGCCTTGTCCACCACTTCGGCACGACCGGAAACCTGCACCGTGTCGGTGAAGATCTGGCAGTAGTTGCCGACGCGAGCGGGAGGCGTCTTGGCCGAGGTGGATGCGTCATCACCGTCAATGGCCGCGTTGTCCGCGTTGGGAGCGCGCAGAGAGTCGCGGTTCCATTCGTGCGCGGTTTGCATGGCCTTCGCCTTGCCAGCGCTCGAAATGATGGGCGTGGTTTCTGGGTCTTGGCGAGCAATGAAGTCGGCAAGGTCTTCGCGCACGTTAGTCGAAGCCGTGTAGCGCGTGTAGGTATTGGTTGGGACTGCCATTTGGCGTTCTCCTTACAAATTGTGTTGTGCAATGAATGAAGCCAGATCGTCTTTCGACCCCCGGCCACTACGCAACCGCTCGACACGCTTCTTATCCTGCGTCTCGTTGCGGGGCACTGACTGCGCTTGAGGCAGGCGGGGCGCAGCATCCGCCTTCTTCTTGACCTCTGCAGTCTTCTTTTTCAGTTCACGAAGCTCCACGGCGTCCTTCATCAGCATCACAGCCGCAGGGTTTGCCAGGGTGGCAAAGCTCTGCATGGGAATGCCGTATTCCTTCGACACCGTTTCAAAGATGTGCTGCAGTTTGGGCTTGTCGATGCCCTTTTGCCCCAACACATCCCAGCACTTGGCAAAGTTCTGATGCAGCGCGGCTTGTTGCTGCTGCTGCATGTGGATTTGCTCTGCCTGCCATTGGTTTTGCAACCCGGCAATCATGCTCTGCACCTGCTGCTGGCGGGCCTGCTCTGCCACGTAGGCGGCTGGGTCCTGCTGTGCAAGCATGTGCATTTCTTCTGGGCTTCGCAGTCCGGCGAGACGAGCCACAAGCGCTTCGGCCATTTGCGCTTTTTGGATGAAGTGGGTCTGTGCCTCGGTAACCTTGGCTTTGACGACCTCAACCGCCTGCTCCTCTCGCTGCGCAAGCATCTGGGTCTTGCGGGTGAATTCCGCATGACGCTGATAACCTGCTACGAGTTCTTTTTCGTCAACCTCTTGTTCGAGGTCCGCGCCGTCTTCGCCCTTGACGGTGACTTTGAATTTGCGCTGGCTTGTCTGATCGGGCTCATCTTCGGACTCTTCGTCCTTGTCATCAGGGCCATCGTCGTCGGTTTCCGACTCTGCCTTGTCCTCTTCCGAGGGGGCTTTGTCGGTTGGCGCTGCGTTTACCTGTTGGTCATCGGTCCCATCTGCATTGGGATTGTCGATCAGGAATTGCGCCACATCATCAGCAGAGACCGGGGCCAATTCGGCTTGTCCGTCCATTAGATGCTCCTAAAGTCTAAACCACCACCCTGTCGCCAGTGGTGATTACGGCACGCATCACTGCGGAGGCCAGAAAGGTAGGCGACTACCGAAGAACATTGCGCACAGCTCGTTTCACTGTGCTTTCGTCTCTGTGCTTATCCAAATTCACCTTGGCGAGTTTACCGCCTTCGACCATGCGGCGCATTATCGCCTCAAAATCGTCAGTAATGGCAGCAAATTGACGCGCAATCTTCAAACCCTCGGCGTCTCGCAGGTCAGTTCTCTTGAAAGCGAGGTGTGCCAGGGTGTGCAATTGCTGCATTGCAGCCTGAAAGGCCGGGTTATTCAGCACTTGGCGGGCATTCTCGCCTTGGGCTGCAATTTCTTGGTCGGTCATTGGTACGCCTTGTTAATTTCCATAGCCTCTGGCTGTTGCCAGCACCAGTCATACCACTGTTTTGCAGTATCAAAGCTTGGATACCACCCGACAGACTTTGCGGCCTTCCATGCCTCACCAAGAGATGGACTGCATGCTTTGGCAAAGTCCTTGAACACCGGGAATTCCTCGGGGGCAGCA